TGAGTAAAGATTTGACCTTGACTCAAGAGAAAATGGTGCAAGCTCTTGGACGAATTGGTAGGAGCAATATTCAACAGACTTATTCTGTTAGGTTGCGAGATGACGAGCAAATCAAAAAATTGTTCTACGAAGAGTTGAATAAACCAGAAGTAAAAAATATGAATGCATTATTTGGAAGCATGATAAAAACATAAAAAGAGTTAAAATTTAAATGAACGAACTGAGTTGGTTTTGTGATTTATAAATATAATACTATTATTTTTTAAATTTTCTGATTCGGGAGTTAATTTAATTGAAGATGCAACAAATTCCTCCTTGTTTTTAGAATCTAGAAAAAGTGGTAATTCCTTTCCAGTCTTTACGTTAGATGGATTTTTTAGAATTTTTGCAATTAAAACATAGCCATTTACAGCCAAAATGACGTTGGATCTATTAACTAAATTTGTTTTTTCAACTAATTTTACCATATTTAAAAAGCTTTTTACCATGATTTCTTCTGGGGTTAGATGTTCTTTCTTTTCTTGGTTGTCAGAATCGCGTTCTAATTGTTTTTGAATAGACAAGAATAAAAATAACAATAGTTCACTGTCGGTACTTCCCTTCATTTCTTTTAATAAGTCTGGGTCAATATTACTTCGCAACTCTTTAATTTTGTCTTTAAATTCTGAGAGTCTTTTAAATCTTTGGTGGCCTAACAATCTATCCTTGTGTTCAAGAAGTAAATCACCATGGTGCATAAATATATATTTTTTATACATTATTGGATGAGTATTTTCAATACAACGTTCTTTCATTATGTGATATCTTGTTACATCTTCTTTGTTTATATTTCTGGCGTGAGCAATTATTACTTTGCTAGATATATTATCAACTTTTCTGAAAATGTGTGGGTCTTCTCTATAATGTAATGGTTTTTTATAAGTATGCCACGATTTGTCGTTGTACCAACAAATTCCAAACCCGTCATTAATGTCTTCTTGTTCACACTTATCAAAAAAATTGAGTAATAATCGTTTTGGTTCATTGTTTCTTGAAGTTTTTGTTAATGAAAAAAATAAACGACACATGACTAATTAGTTATATTATGTATACAAAATAAATTTTTTTACAAAAGTGAACAGGATTATAAATATTCATCAATAATATTAACAACGTCAGTTGGTAAACCTGTGTTTGATAGAATTTCATCAAGTGTTTCTGCTTTGGTAAACCAATTTAATGGTGTACAAAACATAACATTTTGATTTGTTACAGGGTCAACTTGTCTTTTTATCAAATAACTCATAACTAAGTTGGCAAATACTGATAAATATGTTGCTCTATAAACCCGTTCTGGACTATTTGGTGGTGTTTCATAAAAGTAATATTTTTGTCTTTCTACTAGTTCGTCTGTGTTCATTTTTGGGTTGTTATGTAATATAAGACTGAGTTTGTAATAAATAACAATCAATTTTTAAATTAATGATTGCAATTTGGCACCACCTTTTCCAAAGGTGGTTATACATAAACAACTACTCTATTATTGAAAACAGTTCTACAAATAGGACATGTTCTAATAGTAGGATTTAGACCACATTCTGCACATGCACATAAATGATTGCATGGCATAAAAACCAAATTTCTTTCTCTTTCCAAGCAAATTGTGCAAGCGCGTTCTTGTGGATAATTAGGATTTTCTTCTGCAGGTTCAACATCCATTGCCACAAAATTCTCAATTAAAGGAAGAGGCCGAATGTAAAATGCCGTTTGATAAATGTGAATTCCATAGTAGTCACGGATAGTTCTATTTGTTGGCATTAATGCTTGCCCATCTTCTGAAGCAACTCCCTGCGGTAAATTTTGCATTGTATCTACAAACTCTGCATTTTCCAAATTAAAATCCTGAATAACTTTTTCTCTCATGATGTTGATGAACTGTTCTATAGTCCAGTTCAAATTTATATCGTAATTAGAAGACCGTGTAGTTCTGGTGACTTTAAAATATACAGACGTGAATGAACTTGTCGTCATTGTAAAAGCTTTTGATAAAATATATTTATGTTATAATTTGAAATCAATTTTTATATTTTTAATATTTTTAATTAAATTGTAGACATATATATAATAATGAGAGATGAAATATACAAGTATTCCAATCCTGCTCAGGCGCAAAGAATGGCTTACAAATATTTAGGTAAGAAAAATGGAAAGCTTTTTAGAAGCACGCGTAAAGAGAAGAAATACATGATAAAAGACCCAAAAACGGATAAATGGGTTTATTTTGGTCAAATGGGATATGAGGATTATACAAAACACAAGAACAAAACTCGGAGAAAGAATTATTTGACACGGTCTAGTGGTATGAGGGGAAATTGGAAAAGTAATAAATTTTCCGCGAATAATTTGGCGATGCATGTGTTGTGGTAAAAAACTATTTATTTGTGTAATTTTACTTTAGTTTTCCTTGTGATATGGAAATGAAATAATTGGAAATGTAAAAACAAAAATTGTGGCCCAAATTTTAAGCATTGTTAATGCATCATCACTAATTGACCATTTTGATGCAGTATCATATTCCTCGTTTAAAGTTAAAGTGGGATAATATTGAGTTGTTACATTTGTTGTATTGTTTTGAAATTGTAAAAAAATTTTGGGAGTCGTAAAAAATTGACTACTAACAGAAATATAAGAGAGAAATAACAATAGTTTTTTAAACATATTATTGTTATTTGTTATAAATGTTTTAAGTGTTTTTACAAATATTTAATTTACTTTGTGTTGTTTTTGCTTTAATAATTAAAACGCAATGTTTTATTTAATTATTAAAAGATATATAAATGTAACACGATATAAGGTTTTTAATTCGAGTACGCGAGACCACCCATGCCACTCATGATGCGAAGCACGTTGTAGTTGGTGGCGTAGACACGGACCTTGGCGGTCTTTGTGCCCTCAACGGTGGCGTTGGAGAGCACAAGTTGGAGTGTGGCGTTATCAATACGTGAGAAGTTGCAAGTGCCGGAAGGTTGGTGTTCCTCAGGGCGGAGAGCAAAGGAGTACACGTTGATGCCCTCATCAGGGGAGCGGGTGTGGCATTGGTAAGGTTGCACCCATGAGAAGTAGGAACCTTCACGCTCAGAGAAGCGGTCTTGGCCGTTGAGTTGGAGCTTGGCAACAACGACGGGGTTCTGGCCCCAACAGTGCATGTCAAGGGATGTCTCAGAGAGCACGAATGTACCAGCATCGGAGACAGTTGAGCCTTGGTTGTAGGTGCCGTTGGAGGGGGTTAACTGAGCAGTGCTGGTCAAGCCGAGGGAAGCAAGGACGGCCGCGGCGTTGGCGGTGTCAGCTGCATTCAAGCCAGAACCGGTTTGGATGCCACCAAAGTGGGTCTCAGTTAAGGAGTTGTTGTAAACACCTCCGTGCCAGTAGCCAGTGAAGTTGGTGGGGATGTACTCGTCCATGGCACCAGCGTCTTGGAAAAGGCCGCGGGCATCAATGAAGGCGTTTTGGCCAGCAAGCTCAGAGGGGCCGCCGAACGCATGGATGGCGTTGGGAAGGGCGTCAATGGCATCGGTGTAGTTGAAGGGTTGGGCACCAAGCACCTTGAAGAGGGTGGCGTCGCAAAGAAGACCTGAGCAGTAGTCAACGTTCTGATCGGGTTGGACGACCCAGATAAGCTCCTTCACGGGGTGGTTGAAGTTGAGCTTGATCTTGTTGGAGGATGAACCGACGGACTCATCACCAGTGAATTGGAGCTGGGTGATGAGGTACTCGTGGGGGTTCTGGGCAAAACGGCGGCGCTCATCAGTGTCCAAAAACACGTAGTCAACGTAGAGGGAAGCAGCGACGAGGGACTGGTTGTAGGCGATGGTGGCAGTAACGGGTGTGCCAACGTTGTATTGGTTGGCGGATTGGTTGAGGTAGCTGGTGGCACCAGTTGCGGGGTAGCGAGTGGTGTTGCAGCTGAGGGAGGTAACGGCCCAGAGGCACTCGTCAATAGGGCGGATGTCAAGGTTAATCTTGACCTCGTGGTATTGGAGAGCAATCAAAGGAAGGGCAAGACCAGGGTTTGTGCAGAACCAGAATTGGAAAGGCACGTAGAGGGTGGTCTCAGGAAGAGCGTTACGGGGAGCGCACACTTGACGGGGGGCAGCAGAGTCGCAAGGACCATCCACATCCGCGAAGGAGGGGTCAGTGATGAAGGTAAGTTGAGTGGTGTTACCAATCATCTTGAAGTAGCCGCGTTGTTGCTCAGAGGTCATTGTGAGCTGGTTCCAGATGTGCATCCAGTCACCATATTGGCGGTCAATGCGTTGGCCACCAATCTCAACCTCAACTTGGGCGATGAGTTGCTCGCC